AGGGTATTACACGAAGTCTCAGATTGTGGCCAAGATGGGCGGTGATTTCTACGAAAATCTGCAAAGTATCTCTAGGGAGCAGGATGCTGCTGAGAGGCTGGGTGTGACGCTTGATCGAGATATTATTGAGTCTGAACAGGAGGTTATTGAGTAATGCCTGCAATGCCGACCGAGGGTATGCGCGAAGAAGCGCGTCGATACAGGGAGTGGAAAAAAGAAGGTCGCAAAGGCGGCACTGAAGTCGCATCGCGCAGAGCCAGCCAAATTCTTAGCGGCAATGAGCTGTCTGACGACACGATTGTTGCGATGAGTGCTTGGTTTGCGAGGCACCAAGTAGATAAGCAGGCAGAGGGTTTTAGCTCTGGTGA